AGGAACAATAGGTCAGACATTCCTACAAGATGCTGGTGTTATGGATGAATATAAGGAATGTCTGTTAAATGATGATTGCCTTTTTAAGGATGGTCTGGTATGTACATCTGATGGTGAACCATATTGTGTTGTGCATCAATATGATAGAGTTCACGAGTGGAAAGGAAAGATGATTCATGAAAATTAAGATTGACGAAGGATTTTCTTTTACCGATATAGACTATATGACAGTGAAAGAGATCGACAAAGAAATTGGTTGGCCTATGGATTATGTGTCAACCCTACATCTTGTAACCTATATTTCAAGACTGAAAGGCGATGTCACAGGTGTGGAGATCGGCACATGTCGTGGTGAAGGTGCTTACCTGATTCTAGAAAAATGTTCCAATGTCAAGAAAATTTACACCATTGATCCTTATGTTGAGTATATGGATTGGATTGGTGTTATCAAACAGGAGATTTTGGATAAACAGGAAGAGATTGCCAAAAAGAACTTTGAAGAGTTTGGTGATCGAGTTGAGATGATCCGTTCAACAGCAGAAGAAGCGGCTGTAAGGTTTGAGGACGAATCCTTGGACTTTGTATTTATTGATGGAGATCATTCCGAACAACATGTGTATAATGACATGATGAAATATTATCCAAAGCTGAAAAAAGGTGGAATCTTTGCAGGAAATGGATATGTGTTTGAGTCGGTGAAAGCAGGTATAAAGAAATTTCAAAACGAGACAAAGGTCAGAACCCCCATTCAAAAGGGTGGGCAAAGCACATGGTTTTTCTATAAATGAAGAAGACAATCAAACTTGGATTTGCTGATACCTTTGGTACGGCAATAGATTTTTTCACAGATGTTCTGTCCCAATACTATAATGTGATAAGAGATGATGACACACCAGAATACCTGATTTTTGGTGACTCAAACTTTGGTGAGTCACACCATAGGTATACTGGTCGTTGTACCAAAATCTTTTATACGGGAGAAAATGTCAGGCCAAACTATTTCACCTATGATCATGCATTGACCTTTGATCATGAGACAAGCCCAAAACATTACAGACTCCCATTGTATGTCTTAGAAATGAAGATGCATACCTATGTTGGATGGACAGACGACTGGTTATATCTAACAAACAAGAATCTTGATCTTGAAAAGGAATATGATCAAAAGAAAATGTTCTGTTCTTTTGTTCAGGCTAACCCTAATCAAGAAGTAAGAAACATGTTCTTTCAATACCTGAACGAAAGAAAAAGAGTTGATTCTGCTGGCCCACATCTGAATAACACAGGATATGTTCTACCAAGACAGGGAGTTCATCATAAGATAGACTTCCTAAAAACCAGAAAGTTTAATATTGCTTTTGAAAATGGTTCGTATCCTGGATATGTTACAGAAAAGATTCTGAATGCTTTCTATGCAAATACTATTCCTATATACTGGGGAAGCCCAACTGTTGGTAATGAGTTTAACACAAAGGCGTTCATAAATTGTCATGATTATGAAACCTTCGATGACATTTGGGATGTTGTACGAGAGCTTGATTTAAACAAGAACAAGTATCTTGATATGCTATCCCAACCTGCCTTTGTGAATAATATTCCAAACAAATACTGCAATCTACATTCTCTGTATGAATGGTTTGATACATTTGTTATTATATGAGGAACTTTGTAATGAATAAAAGAATACTGTTTGTTGTCCATAGATATGTTCCGTATCCTGGCGGCTCTGAATACTATGTTAGAGACATGGCAGAAGAATGTAAGAAAAGAGGGCATGATGTCTGTGTTCTGGCACATGAACATATGGGGGAACAGAACGGAATACGAGTATCAAACGACTATTCCAAAATTTTGAATGAAAGATGGAACCTGATTGTTGTTCATGGTGGAGATGTTATTTCACAAAACATCATTCATACCAATGCATTTCAGATAAATCGGGTTTCTCCTGTTGCCTACATGTTAATCAAGCCAAGTGATAGTGTGGTATGTCTGAATGGACTGAAACATCATAGGTTTATTACCTATTCAACATCAGCAGACATCGAACATATCAAAAAACATGAGGTCTTGAATAAGGCCAGAAAAATCAGACACGGTATTGTTCCTGAATCCACCATAAAGAACAAGATTACCAAGGATAAGAAAATCTTTGTGTCTGCTGGTGGTTTCTATCCACACAAGGCCATGAAGCCTCTTGCCGAGGCTTTCTCTAAGACAAACATAGATGCAGAACTTCACCTATATGGATATGGTGAAGGACAGATTCCACAAGAGACAGAAAGAATTAAAGTGTTCTTTGGAAAGAGTAAAGATGAGGTTCTGTCTGCCATTGCATCAGCAGATGCCTATATTATGAACTCATACGAAGAAGGATTTGGTCTTGTTCTTCTAGAAGCCATGTTTAATAAAACTCCCTGGTTTGCCAGAAATATAGCCGGAGCCAAAGATATGGCACAGTATGGAAATATCTATACTGATGAAAGTGAGTTGATGGGACTATTAAAGTTCTACAAACCACTTGACAAAGCAATAGAAGATGCATACAACTATGCGATGTCAAACCATACAATTACTGATACTGTTGTTGATATAGAAAACATTCTATTGGAACTTTCATGAACTTTGGTATAACCTATGGGATTTGTTTGGGTATGGGTTATGATAACCATATCGTCCAAAGACTAATTGATAGCATAGATGCCCAAGACCATAAAGATCAGTTCTATGAAATCCTGATCATAGGATCGTACAGGAATGATCTAATACTCACCAACCATACCAGAATAATTCCTTTTGATGAAACGATCAGAAAAGGTTGGATAACCAAGAAGAAAAATATTCTGGCCAAGGAAGCATCGTATCATATTCTATGTGTGGTTCATGACTATTATCTTTTTAATGAAGGTTGGTTTGATGGTCTGGTTAAATATAACCAACAAAACCCAGACTGGAATGTTCTTATGAACAAGGTCTATCGTTTCGAAGGCGATAGACATAGTGATTGGTTAGTCAACCAAAAGTATATGGATCAACTACTCCAGAGACATCCAGAAACAGCACAACAACTTATATCTGTTGCACCAAAGGAAGAAAATGGCCCAAGATGGGTATGTGGTCTACCTTATGATGTTCAAGACCTACCACACATACAGTACATAAGTGGTGGCTATATACTTGTGAAGACTGATGTACTCATAACCTTTCCGTTTGATGAAAGGTTATGTTGGGGACAAGGTGCAGAAGATATATTATGGAGTGAGACCCTTATTGAGAATGGTGTCCGATTCAATTTCAATCCTTATAACTCTGTGTCTGTCCAGAAGCCAAAAAAATGGCTTCTATACCAAATGCCTGATACCTGTGTAGATTTTTTGAGAGGAATGTTTATTAATGAGCCAATACAATAAACTTGTTATTTTTGATTTGGATGGAGTTCTGATTGATAGTAGGGAACATCACTATCAGGCACTAAATTTGGCCTTGGCTGAAATAGATAGTAGTTTTGTTATCAGCAAAGATGAACATCTTAGTACATATGACGGTCTTCCTACGACAGCCAAACTCAAGTTATTATCTGAAAGAAAAGGGCTTTCTCCTTCATACTATAATAATATCTGGGAGTCAAAGCAGAAACACACAATCGAACTTCTACTCAAGAATGTTCAGAAGTCTTCAAAGCTAATTGCCATTTTTGATAAGCTCAGAACTATGGGCTATAAGATTGCTGTTGCCTCAAACAGCATTCGTGAAACAGTAAAGGTATCTCTACTGAGACTTGGCATCCTGGAGTGTGTTGATTATTATCAAAGCAACGAAGATGTGAAAAGAAATAAACCTTATCCTGAAATGTACTGGAACTGTATGATGGCTCTGAATGCCATTCCTTCAACCACGGTCATTGTCGAAGATAGTCATATTGGAAGACAGGGTGCTATTGATAGTGGGGCAAAGTTACTACATGTCGAAAACCCAGATGACTTGACATGGGATAAGGTTCATGATATGGTTTGTCAGGATTCTATCACTAAAAGAAATATTCCTTGGAGAGACAGCAAATTGAATGTCCTAATTCCTATGGCTGGTCTTGGCTCAAGATTCTCACAGGCAGGATATACATTCCCAAAGCCTTTGATCGAAGTTAGAAATAAGCCTATGATTCAGGTTGTTATTGATAACCTTAACATAGACGCCAACTTTATCTTTGTTGTTCAGAAAGAACATTATGAGAAGTATAACCTCAAGTATCTTCTAAACGCAATAGCACCTAACTGTAGAATTGTTCAGGTTGATGGTATTACAGAAGGTGCTGCCTGCACAACACTGCTTGCCAAGGAATATATCAATAATGATAGTCCGTTAGTACTGGCAAACTCGGATCAATTTGTCGAATGGAATTCCAACGAGGTTATGTATGCCTTTAGTGCAGACAATATTGATGGTGGTATTCTTACATTCAAGGCAACACATCCAAAATGGTCGTATGTAAAACTTGATCCTCGGGGGTTTGTGTCCGAGGTTGCTGAAAAGAAGGTTATCTCAAACAATGCAACAGTAGGTGTATATTACTGGAAAAAGGGATCAGACTATGTTAAGTATGCTGAACAAATGATCTCTAAAAATGTCCGAGTAAATAATGAGTTCTATGTATGCCCTGTGTTTAACGAAGCTATCGAGGACGGTAAGATATTCCGTATCAAAGAAATTTCAAAGATGTGGGGTATCGGAACCCCTGAAGACCTAAATTACTTTTTACAACATTACACTGGCGAAATCTAATTGGGAGACAACTGCGTGAAAAATTTTGAAAAGACCATTAACTTGGTTGATGGGTATGCATATACAATTTATGGTAATGATGAAGACCATACCAAGTATCAAAAAGAAATGGTCTCGTATGCACAGATGGCTAAACGATTTATGAACAAGCCATTTGATACACCATTGGCTATTGTAGGAAACTATGATTGGCATGAAGCTTTTCCTTATGAAAAGTATTTGTTCCATAAGGATGGGGTTGCTATTAAGTCCTTGGAAGAATGTGTTGTTGCTGATTTTGGTTGTGGTCCAGGCAGAATGGTAAACAGAACACAAAAGATTTGTAAGAAGGTTGATGGTATTGATATTTCTGAGTACGCAATTGATTATGCCAGAAAGACTTTTCCTAATAGTGAATTTCATGTATCGTCAGGAATTGATGTTGGGTCTGCTCCAGAAAATACCTATGATATTGTATATTCAACAATTGCTATCCAGCATATTCCTTGCAAGACCATCAGAACAAATATCTTTAGAGGTATTCATAATATCTTGAAGAAGGGTGGTATAATGTCTATTCAGGTTGCATATCATCCAACCAAGACAGCAGGGGTATGGAGTCATGATACAGAACACGCATCATATGATTCTGATTTTTGGAATGCCAAGGCAACAAATGGTCATGCTGATATGATCATAAATGAAAATGACCTACCAACTCTAAAGTCTGATCTGGAAAAGATGTTTAAGAATGTTTCTTTCCAGTTGGCTAATGTGGATTCATTATACGGAAATCTAAACGGACACTACCACGCTCCATACTGGGCACAGGATTGGTTGTTTATTCAGGCACATAAGGCATAAAAAATGAAATATATTATTGAGGTAGGAGCAAATTCTGGCTCTCACACAGAAAGATTTATTTCAGATGATTCTATAGTTTTTGCTTTTGAACCATCTGAACCTCTTTACTTACATCTTATTAATAAGTTTAGAGATAACAGCAGGGTAATAGTGCTACCTTTTGCTGTGGATATTGAAAACTCTGTAAAAACTTTTAATGTTTCTTTATCAGGAGATTGTGGTGTTGGGAGCCTGTATGATTTTCATGAAGGTTTGAAAGATACTATTTTAGGAAGACATGAGGTTTTTCAATCTTTTTCTGGAAAACAAAAAACTCTAACAATTAGATTAGACACATTTTTGAATGGATGGAAAATTCCTTATGTTGATTATCTACATATAGACGCTCAAGGGAGTGACTTTAATTGTATCAAATCTTTGGGAGAAAGAATAAAAGATGTTAGAGAGGGTGTATGTGAATGTACCTGGAAGATACCTTTATATTCTGGAGTAGATAATTATTATGAAAATGTAAAAGAGTATTTAGAAAAAACTGGAAACTTTAAAGTTGATGTAGCATATGAACATCAGCATCAAAGTGAAATAGATTTAAGGTTTTATAGGTGATATAGAGATGCAGGTATGGATTCTCACATTTAACAGAAAAGAAGCATTAAACAGACTTGTTCAACATTTTGGTGAGCAAGGATTTGGTGTGAATATTCTTAGTAACCATCCACAGGTTATGATTGCCAAGGATAATGTTCCTTATATCAAAGATGTTGTGGTTAATTCACTCAACACAGCAGAAAGTAATAGTTGGTGTGCAAGGTCCTGGAATACATGTCTTATGAAAGCATTTGATAACACAAATGATGATGAAGCAATTCTTATTCAGGATGACACAGATATTGCACCAACATTTGGATCATGGATAAATCAGACTAAGGAACATTTTGATTTTATCTGGGGTCCAGCCGGAGACCAGTTTCATTACATTCATAAAAAGGTTCTACAAAGAGTAGGCTGGTGGGATGAACGATATATCGGGTGTTATTGTGGTGATGCTGAATATGTCAAGCGGGTGTATATGGAATACGATAAAGACAGAATAAGTATTCAGGATACACATAACTGGGGGTTTCATCACAACCCATGTGGTGTTATGGAAAACATTGTAACCACCTATGAATCAAAGACAATTGATTCAGACTATGATAATCAACACTGGGAGCTTGAAAGAAAGTTATGCTGTGGAAGCACAACATCAGCAAATAACCCAACTCTAAAACACAGTCAAAGACATTTCTTTGAAAAGTGGGGGGTTGAATTGGATAACGGAAGACCAGTCATCGAATCATTAACCAGAAAAATGAGAGAGATCGATTGGTATCCTTGGGCAACAAAAAAGTTTGGAATAACATATTATGAAAATAATCGCACATAGAGGTTTAACCTCTGGTCCTGATAAGTATCTGGAAAATTCTCCAGGCCAGATTGAAAAAGCAATTTTGAAAAACTATGATATTGAAATTGATATCTGGTTTGCATATGAAAAATACTGGCTTGGTCATGATGAGCCGTCGTATCTAACATCAATAGAAATGTTAAATTTTTGGGCCAAGAACAACATGATATATCTTCACTGTAAAGATATATTTACACTTCAAAAAATAATAGAAGAAAAATTTCTATCAGACAACATAATACCATTTTTCCATGAAAATGATCCTTGCATTCTTTTAGAGAATGGTGTACTATGGGTGCATCCAAATAGCATCAAGGATGCTCGAATGATGGTAAGTAAAAGCATATTTGTTGTTCCATATGCAACATCAGGTCAGCTATATAAAAGCTGTTATGGAATCTGCACAGATTTTGCTGATTCTGTCAATAAATTTTAGGAGATCATATTTTGAAAAAAACTGTATCCGTTATAGGTGCTTGTGGGCATGTTGGATTTCCGTTCAGTGTTATTATTGCCGATTCTGGACACAAGGTTTATGGTATTGATATTAACACAACCTTATGTAATCAGATGAATCTTGGCATGATGCCATATATTGAATATGGTGCAGACAAACCATTTACTAATGCGATCAACTCAAAATCTCTGGAATTTACCAATGATTTTAGTAAGATCAGTGAGTGTGATGTTGTAGCCATTATGATTGGTACTCCAGTTGATTCAGAAGGCAATCCAAGGCTTGATGATATTCTAAACTTTGTTGATGTCGAGTTGTCTGAATGGATGAAGCCAGGAACTCTTGTTATACTAAGATCGACCGTTGCACCTGGGACCACAGAACTCATCCGTAATCTTCTTGAAAAGAAGGGCTATATTGAGGGTAGGGACTATTATCTTGTATTTTGTCCTGAACGTGTGGCACAGGCATATGGTATTGAAGAGACCCGGAAACTACCACAGCTTATTGGTGCGTTCAGTGAAACCAGCTATAATGTCGCAAAAGAATTCTTTCAGACCTTTGTAGAGAAGGATTGTTTCTGGTTATTTCCAAGAGAGGCTGAGGTTGGAAAACTTATAACAAACATGTATCGTTATGTGACCTTTGCTCTTGCCAATGAGTTCTACATCATCGCAGACAAACAGGGAGTAGATATCAACAGAATCACCGATGCTGTGAATAAGGACTATGGTCGAATGGCTCTGCCCAAACCAGGACCTAATGTGGGAGGACCATGTTTGTTCAAGGATGGTAAGTTTCTACTGTCAGGCATTCCCTTTGTAGAGTTAATCAACACCAGCTTCATCATCAATGAAGGAATGCCTGAATATATCATTTCACAGCTTAAAACCATGAATCGGCATATAAAGAAACTACTGATCCTTGGTATGACATTTAAGGCCGAGTGTGATGATACAAGAAACTCCCTATCCTTCAAACTAAAAAAGGTGTGCGTAAAGAATGGTATAGAAACAAGGTCTATCGATCCTTTTATCTATGATCAGAATAACGAGTATATCAATTACAAGGATTTTGATGCTGTGGTGGTTATGACACCACATAAAAAGCTGAAGGAAGATTTCAGTAACATGAAAGAAAAGTTCAGAGAAGACACAATCATTGTAGATGTATGGAAACTATTTGATCAAAGCAAGCATTCCATCAATGGCATATATAAGGTATCTGAGTCTGATGGCTCTTCTCTAACTATTCAAGAAAAAAATATGTATAAAATGTGGGGTTACCTATGAAAATTTTAGTTACAGGCTCAGAAGGTAGTCTGATGCAATCTGTTATTCCAAGACTTCTGAGTCAGGGACATACCATCATTGGTGTTGATAATCTGTGTAGATATGGAGAACGAAGAACGGATGACACCAGATATATTTTTGAACAACGAGACCTAACTGACAGAGCCGGAGTTGATTATCTTTTTGTGAAGCATAAGCCAGACTATGTTATTCAGGCTGCTGCCAGAATCTATGGTGTTGGTGGCTTCAATAAGTATTGTGCTGATATTCTTGGTGAGGACCTAACTCTACATAATAATATTCTGAAAGCCTGTGTTGATCACTCGGTAAAACGAATCATTTACATCAGTTCAAGTATGGTCTATGAGACTTGTATCCAAGACCTAAATCATCCAGTCACGGAAGATATGCCAAACACTTCTGTTTCTCCTAAAACAGAGTATGGACTAAGTAAGTTTGTCGGTGAAAGATTATGTGAAGCATTTTCTAAACAGTATGGTCTGGATTATACAATCTGGAGACCGTTCAATATTATAACACCATATGAAACATCCGAAGGTGAAATCGGAACATCCCATGTCTTTGCTGACTTTATCAAAAGAATCATTGTAGATAAAACACAAACACTGGATATTATCGGGGATGGTAATCAAATCAGATGTTTTACTTGGATTGATGATATTTCGCAGGCAATCTCCGATTATTCGTTTGATGAAAGAACAAAGAACGAATGCTTCAATCTCGGTAATCCAGAACCAATCTCTATGAAAGATTTGGCACATATTATTCATCAGGTAGGAATTGAATTTGGTATTATCGATACAAATCAAAATCTTGAGTTTAGAACAGTAAGAGAATATGTTAATGATGTTCTCGTCAGAGTTCCTTCTGTTGAAAAGGCAGAAAAAATGTTGAACTGGAAATCAACAAAGAAGGTAAAAGATAGTATAAAAATCTGTGTTAAGAATACAAACAAAGTATAAAAAAGGAGAAAAAATATGTCATTTTGGGATAAGGTAAAAGACTATGTTGGCATCGGCCTGACAAAGGTAAACGATGCTGTAAAGAATGTTGAGGTTGGTCCACCATCAGCACCAGACTTTCAGGATTCTGTGGGTGGTGATCTTGTAAAGAAAGCCAAGGCCAAACCAGCAGCAAAGAAAGCTCCAGCAAAAAAGAAGTAAGAGGAATAATACAATGTCCAACTTTATTGAGTTGACAAGAACTGATGGTTGTGCTATATTGATGAATAAGCATCATATAACTACCGTGTCCAAGTCCTTAACAAACGAAAAAAACTCTGTTGTGAGATTTAACAACGGACAATACCAGGAAGTTATTGATTCTTATGATGATATCAAGTTTATTTTGGGAGAAGCATCAAATGCGTGTAGGTGATATTCTTGAAACACAGCTTATCCAGCGAGCCTATGATGGTTGTTGGGAAAAGGTTGTGAAGATTATGGATAAGGAAAATGCATATACCTACCAGAATGAATCTGGTGCAAAGGTAACCCTGATCCCTGAAAAATGGGTCACGGTTGCAGTATATCCCTTTATTATGGAAGAGGTTGGATCATAAATGGCAATAAACATCAAGCTACTAAAACTGATCAATGGTGAAGAACTTGTTTCGGAAATCATCAATGATGACGGTTCAACAGTAAAGATCAAAAATCCGGTTCGTATTATTATGATGCCAAGCAAGGCTGATCCCAAGACACCATCAGTCGGCCTTGCTCCTTGGGCTGAGTTTTCAGAAGACAAAGAGATTGTCCTTGACAAATCTCATATTTTGTGTATGATGACGCCTATTCGTGAGTTTATCAACCAGTATAATTCCATCTTTGGTGGTATTGTTCTTCCTTCATCCAAGCTAATCCTTTCGGAGTGATTTTTACATGAAAAGCTTCTACACCAATGTGCAGGTATTCGGGTCTCGAATTCTGTATAGAGGAGTAGAAAATGGAAGAAGAATCCGTAATAAGATAGACTATAATCCAACCCTGTTTGTGCCATCCCAGACACCAACAGCATACACGACAATCTCTGGTGAGTATGTCTCGGAAATCAAACCGGGCAACATCAGGGATTGTCGTGATTTTGTTAACAAATACAAGGACATAGATAACTTCAAGGTCTATGGAAACCAAAAATACGAGTATGCGTATATCTCAGATTTATACGCAAATGCGGATGTGGATTGGGATAGGTCATATATCAATGTTGCGAACATTGATATCGAGGTTGGTAGTGAAAACGGCTTTCCTCATCCAGCAACTGCTTCTGAACCCATTACTGCTATCACAATACACAGCAACAGTAAGTTTGTTGTGTATGGTCTGGGTGAGTTCAATAATACTCGTACTGACATACAGTATATACGGTGTGATTCCGAGCATGATATGCTTAGACGATTTATCACCGACTGGTCATTCGATTATCCTGACATCGTTACTGGCTGGAACATCAAGTTCTTCGATATTCCCTATCTGGTCAATCGTATAGCAAAGGTTTTGGGTGAGGATTCTGCAAAGCGGTTATCACCCTGGAATGTTCTAAACGAACGAGAAGTATTTATCATGGGTAAGCCTCAGAGAGCGTTCGTGCCTCTGGGGGTAGCTGTACTTGACTATATCGAGCTATATAAGAAGTTTGTTCTTAAGCCACAGGACAGCTACAAGCTGGATGCAATCTGTCATGATGAGCTTGGTGAAAAGAAACTGTCCTATGAAGAGTATGGTGATCTTCATACTCTCTATAGGGACAATCATCAGCTATTCATTGAGTATAACATTCGAGATGTGGAACTGGTTGAAAAGCTGGATGATAAGCTGAAGCTGATTGATCTGGCCTTGACCTTGGCCTATGATTCCAAGACAAACTATGAGGATGTGTTCGCACAGGTTCGTATGTGGGATGCCCTGACCTATAATGAACTGAAGAAACAGAACAAGGTCGTACCACCCATTACCAAACATTCAAAGGATGAGGCATATGTTGGGGCCTATGTGAAAGAACCACAGATAGGACTTCATTCCTGGATTGCATCCTTTGACTTGAACAGTCTGTATCCACATTTGATTATGGAGTTTAATATTTCTCCAGACAAGTTTGTGGAGCCATACGAATACACGGATGAGATGAAAGATATTATCAGTCAGTCCATCAGTGTAGATTCTATGTTGGATCAGAAAACAGTAACCAACAGACTAAAGCATCAGGGAGTTACTCTTACACCTAACGGACAAATGTTCCGTGTGGATTCCCCAGGCTTTCTGGCCAAGATGATGTTGGATATGTATAATGATCGAACCAAATATAAGAAGAAGGCTCTGGAAGCCAAGAAAGAACTTGAGGTTGAAACTGATCCACAGAAGAGAACTGCTATCGAGGCTCGTATTGCTCGATACAATAATCTTCAGTTGGCCAAGAAGGTATGTCTGAACTCAGCCTATGGTGCTCTTGGTAACGAATACTTCCGGTTCTTTGATATTCGGCAAGCCACAGCCATTACCACATCAGGTCAGTTGGCCATTCGTTGGATCGAGAAAAAGTTGAACGGTTATCTAAATAAGGTATTGGGAACACAGAACAAGGACTATGTGATTGCATCAGATACGGATTCGATTTACCTATCTCTTAATGAGTTGGTATCTAAAACTATTATACAATCGAGTCCATCTTCTACACCAAAAGAGATTATCGCCTTCATGGATCGTGTCTGTGAAAGTAAGATTCAACCGTTTATTGACAAATCTTTTAATGAGCTTGCTGAATATACTAATGCCCTAGATCAAAAGATGATCATGAAACGGGAAGCCCTGTCTGATAAGGGTATCTGGACGGCCAAGAAACGATACATCCTGAATGTCTATAACAACGAAGGTGTTGAGTATAGCAAGCCAAAGGTCAAGGTTATGGGCTTGGAGATGATCAAGTCATCCACACCCACAGCCTGTAGAGCCAAGTTATGGGAATCGGTGGATGTTCTTCTAAATAAAACAGAAGACGACATGATCGACTTTATTGAAGATTTCCGACAGCAGTTTTCAACCTTCCCTGTCTCGGATATTGCTTTTCCTCGGGGTGTCAATAATGTGGAAAAGTATACCAAGACACAGGAGAAAGTTCCTATTCATGTTCGTGGTAGTATTGTCTATAATCAGGCTTTGGAAAAGTTTGGTCTAACCAAGAAATACCAGACCATCAAGGACGGTGAAAAGATTAGGTTCATCTATCTGAAAGAGCCTAATGTGTTTCATAGTAATGTCATTGCATTTCCCCTGATACTGCCAAAAGAACTTGACTTGGAAAAGGCTATCGACTATAACCTACAATTCGAAAAGAGTTTTCTGGAACCACTTCGTATTATTCTAAAATGTATTGGCTGGAAAACTGAAAGAACAGCATCATTGGAGAGTTTCTTTTCATGAATTTTACATTATATAATGACGATTGTCTGAATGCTCTCAACAATCTGGAAGATAACTCTATTGATTCTTGTGTGACCGATCCACCATATGGATTATCATTTATGGGTAAATCATGGGACTATGATGTGCCACAGAAAGAGATTTGGCAGGAAGTTCTTCGTGTATTGAAGCCCGGCGGTCATCTGTTAGCATTCTTTGGTTCTCGCACATATCATCGTGGTGTGGTGCAAATTGAGGATGCTGGGTTTGAAGTTCGTGATCAAATAATGTGGCTATATGGGTCTGGTTTCCCTAAGTCGCATAATATTGGTAATGGTTGGGGCACCGCACTGAAGCCTGCACATGAACCAATCGTTGTTGCCCGTAAGCCAATCTCTCAGACGGTTGCTAAGAATGTCTTGGAATATGGCACTGGTGCATTGAACATTGATGAATGTAGAACTAAAGAAAAAGGTATGAAGTGGGAAAAACCTCGTGGTGGTATTTGGAAAACAGACACAGAAGCAAAATCTAAATTGGTTGAAAATGATCTCGGAAGGTGGCCAGCAAATGTCATTCATGACGGCTCTGATGAGGTTGTGAGTGTGTTTCCTGATACAGGTAAAAGTGGTGTTGCTGTCCAAAAAAATGGTGGCGGGCAAAAAATAGGTGGTAAGAGTGGCATTTACGGTGGCTCAAATGGATTGCTTAGAGAAGATGTTGGATATAATGACTCGGGTTCAGCAGCACGGTTCTTCTATTCTGCCAAGACATCCAAGGCAGATCGAGGTGAAGGTAACAATCATCCAACTGTCAAGCCAACAGAACTTATGAAATATCTATGTCGTCTTGTAACACCAAAGGGTGGTATTGTGCTTGATCCTTTCATGGGTTCTGGCTCAACAGGTAAAGCTGCTTTACAAGAAGGCTTTAAGTTTATTGGTATTGAAATGAATAAGGAATATTATGATATTGCTGAAGCTCGTATTCAGCATGTATCTAATAGTAAAGAAGTATCGTTAGAGTCGTTTTTCACATAAATAATCATTTCCACACAACCATAAAATAGAAGGGTGTCATGAAACACAATCTTTTGGCCTATCTTGTGCTAATCACAGGACTGGCCTTGTCTGGTGTTGCTGCCTATTACAGCATCATCGGTCTTACTGCAATCTTTGCTGGTGCGTTCTGGCCAGTCATTATCATGGGTTCAATCCTTGAAATAGGAAAACTTGTTGCAGTCTCTTGGCTGTATCATAACTGGAAGTATGTGTCCTGGAAAATGAAATCATACTTCCTGACTGCTATCCTTGTTCTTATGGGTATCACATCTATGGGTATCTTTGGATTCCTGTCTCGTGCTCATATCGAGCATCAGGTATCCATTGAAACAGGAGCAGCATCAGGCCAGTCTATTCTTGATGAACAGATCAGATTCAAGGAAGAAGAGATTGCCGATGTTGATAAGCAGATCAAGGTTATTGATGATTCTATCAACAAGATCATAGAAAAGAAGAGCGGAACAACTGCTCTGTCTGCCTCAAGAGATCAAAAGAAGAATCGTGCTGATCTGGTAGCCCAAAAGAACAAGTTGCTTGAAGAGCTAAAGCCCATGCGTATTGAAAAGATCAAGGGTGATGCCGAGGTTAAGAAACTTGAAGCCGAAGTTGGCCCACTTAAGTATGTGGCACAGCTTATCTATGAGGATTCTACAAATGAAGTTCTTGACAAGGCTGTCAGACTTGTGATAATCTTTATCATATTTGTATTTGATCCTTTGGCAGTAATGTTGCTTTTGGCATTCAATATCACAATATCACGAAAACACGATTATGAACAAATGGAGTTCCTTGATATGAAACTACCAAAGTCTTTCAAAGAACAAAGAAAGACAAGAACAAGGAAACCTTCAGCCAACACAACAACAAGCACATTATATAATGGTGGAGATTTTTAAGGTATGTCAAAAAGCTTAGATGATGTGGATTATCATAAAAGACCGTGGGGTTCCTGGTATGTTCTTGAACGAGGGTCAGGATACAAGATCAAAAAACTAAACATTCTACCAGGAGAAAGTATTAGTCTTCAGTATCATAACCTTCGGTCTGAAATCTGGAGTATTATTAGTGGCACAGGCTTGATGCGTATCAACGAGCAAAGCTTTGTTGTCAATGCTGGTGAGATGTATAAGGTCTTTGTGCGAGATATTCATAAGGTCACCAACACATCCAAGGAATATCCACTGGTCATCTTAGAACTTCAACAGGGTGAAACATGTAGCGAAGATGACATTGTAAGACTATAAATAGCAGTTTGATGATAGTGAGATTGCTATCATCCTATAAAAAAGGAGAACCTTTCTATGACTGATAAAAATATTTTTACTGAACTTCTGTCTGAAATCGACAACGAGTATGCTGGTATTGCCGATGATGGTGTTGATGCTGGTGATATCACAGGCTATATTGGAACCGGCTCATACAGCCTAAATGCTCTGCTATCAGGAAGCATTTATGACGGTCTTCCAAATAACAAGGTAACTGCCCTGGCAGGTGAGCCTTCTACTGGTAAGACTTTCTTTGCTATCAATATTGTTCGTCAGTTTCAAAAGGATAACGATAAGTCCTTTGTCTTCTACTTTGAATCTGAGTCTGCCATCTCAAAAAAGATGCTGGAAGATCGTGGTGTGGATACAAAGCGTATTGCCATTGTGCCTGTTGCCACAGTCCAGGAGTTTAGAACACAGGCAATCAAAATCCTTGATGCCTATATGAAAAACACTGACAGCCCACCTATGCTGTTTGTTCTTGATTCTCTTGGTAATCTATCCACAGACAAAGAAATCGAGGATATGACCAAGGGTGAAGAAAAGAGAGACATGACACGAGCACAACTTATTCGTGCTGCATTCCGGGTTCTGACTCTAAAGCTTGGTAAGGCAAAGGTGCCTCTTATCGTGACCAATCATACCTATGATGTGGTTGGTTCCTATGTTCCTGTGAAAAAGATGGGTGGTGGTTGTTTGGTTAGTGGAACAAAAATCCAAACACCAGATGGTATGGTTGAAATCCAAAATATAAAAGTGGGTGATGATGTATCAACTATTTATGGAAACCTACCAGTAACAGAAACATTTTCATTTACTGATAAAGAAGTTTTTGAGATTGCATTTGATAACGGTAGTTTTGTAAAATGTTCTGGGGATCATAAGTTTTTGGTTGATGGCTCTTGGAAATCTATATATAACTTGCTGGATTCGGTCAAGAATACAAATATTATAAATATTGAGGTAGCAGATATGAAAGGTGATCTTGATGTTTATAGACAACAAATATACGAAAATCTACTTTTCTCTAATGAATAAAGCTAAAAATAGAGATGATGAGTCTTTACTATATGAAGAACATCATATAACACCAAAGTCTCTTGGTGGGAGTAATAAAACAGAAAATATAGTAAAACTTACACCGAGAGAACATTTTATAGCCCATTCACTATTGACAAAAATGTGTATAGATTCAAAACACAAAAAATCTATGTCATATGCTTTTATTGTTATGAAGATTTCAAATAGTTCTTCTGGATACAATAGAATAGGTAATGGTAGGTTATATGAAAAAATAAAAAATAGGGTAAGGAAAGATTTTTGTGGTGAAAATAATCCGTTTTATGGTAATAGTATGTTTGCTGGTGATAAAAACCCATTTTACGGAAAAAAACATACCAAAGAAACCCGAGACAGTCTTTCAGCAAAACTAAAAAATAAACTGGTAGGAGATAAGAACCCATTTTACGGAAAAAAACATACCAAAGAAGTCCGAGACGCAATATCAAAACATCAAAAAGAATCAGTTACTATTATTTTCAATAATGGAGAAATAAAAACTTTTGATAAAAAAGGTGATATTGGGCATTACCTTGGAAAAAGTAAAGCTTTGGGGATACAGTTGTGTTCTATAAAGAGACATTTATGGAACAAATATAGCATAAAGGAGATTCTATATGAAAATAACATCAATCAAAAAGGTTGAAACGGAACCTGTCTATGATATTACAGTAAAAGCAGCACACCATTATATTTTAGAAAATGGTGTCATAATTCACAACTCAGGCTTGGAATATGCTGCCTCAACAATCATCTTCCTTTCCAAGAAAAAGAACAAGGACAAGGATAACGAGGTTACAGGAGCAATCATCAAGGCTGTTCTAAAGAAGGCACGACTGACCATTGAAAACAAGGAAGTTGAAACCTTGCTTGACTATGCTTCAGGTATTGATCCATACTATGGTCTTTTGAGTCTTGCCGAAAAGTTTGGTGTTGTGAAAAAGGTATCAACCAAGTACGAGTTTCCAGACGGAACCAAAGCTTTTGAATCCCAGATTCACAAGAATCCTGAGAAGTTCTTTACAGAGGATGTTCTAAAACAGATTGATGAACTTTGTAAGAACGAGTTCCTTTATGGAAAATCAAACCATACAACTACTACTATGGAGAATGAATAATATGATTGTTAATATTGACTATAAGTTTCGTGATGAACTAAAGGAAGATACTGTCCCTATTGAACTATTGACAGGACCGTACAAAGGTGTAGTATACAGATACACTCATGTTTCTCTAAAAGAAAAAGAGAATGATTCTGCTGTTATGAACTTTGACTACCATCTACATGAGACAGCAGGACATAAAGATACCGACTTGATATCTGATCATAGATTTATCGCACATATCGGGCTTATTCTAAATCAGCTTATTCTTGAGGTAGTCTCCGAAGATGAAGAAAATATGATCGTTGAGGAAGAAGATCAAATCACAGGTTGATAAAACATTATGAATGTCGAGAACATTATTTTGAAGTCATTGCTAAACAATGAACAGTATGCACGTAAGGTTCTACCATTTATAAAACAGGAGTATTTTGCGGTTGAAGCAGAGAAAAATCTGTTTGGAGTCATAAAAGACTTTATTCTCAAGTATAATACTCCACCAACCATTGATTCCCTGAAGGTTGAGATTGAAACATCAACCTTCAGGGATGATATCTACCGAGGTATGAAAACCATTCTTTCAGAGTTTGAAACCCCAAACTCTGATGCTCCACCCAACGAAGACTGGTTGATATCCAAGACAGAAAAGTTTTGTCAGGAGAAGGCAATCTATAATGCCATCATGACCTCTATCGAGATCATGGATGACAAGACCAAGAATACAACCCTATCAAAAGGAGCCATACCACAACTTCTTTCTGATGCTCTTGCAGTAAGCTTTGATCCAAATGTAGGCCATAGCTATACAGAAGATTATGAGAAGCGGTTTGAGTATTATCACAGGGTTCAGGAAAGACTACCATTTGACCTGGAATACTTCAATGAGATAACTCGTGGAGGCTTACCACGAAAGACACTCAATATTGCGATGGCAGGCACAGGTGTTGGTAAGTCTTTGTTTATGTGTCATGTTGCCGCATCACATCTAAACCAGGGTAAGAATGTGTTGTATATCACCCTGGAACTTGCCGAGGAAGAAGTAGCCAAACGAATAGATGCCAACCTACTAAACATTTCGTTTGATGATCTTATGGCTCTCAACAAGACGGAATACATCAAGAGAATCGAGAAGGTCAAGTCCAAATCAAACGGAAAGCTTATTGTGAAGGAGTATCCTACTGCTGGTGCTTCTACCATACATTTCAAGGCACTACTCAACGAACTAAAGTTGAAGAAGTCCTTTGTTCCTGATATCATCTTTGTTGATTATCTAAACATCTGTTCTTCATCCAGAATAAAGCCGGGTGGTAATGTCAATAGTTATACCTATGTCAAGTCTATTGCCGAGGAGCTTCGTGGTCTTGGTGTGGAACATGATGTTCCTATCTTTTCTGCCACCCAGGTAAACAGAACAGGCTTTGTGTCATCTGATGTTGGACTTGAAGATACATCAGAATCATTTGGTCTGCCTGCCACAGCAGACTTTATGTTTGCCATTATTTCTACCGAGGAACTTCAGCAGCTAAATCAGGTAATGATCAAACAGTTGAAGAACAGATACAATGATCCAACCATAAACAAGCGATTTGTTGTGGGTATTGACAGAAGCAAGATGAAGCTGTATGATTGTGATGCCAGTGCTCAAAAGAACATTGCTGATAGTGGTCAGACTCCAGCATCGGCAAATACCAGAACCTTTGCTACCAGTAACAAGTTCAAGAAGTTGAAAGTTTAGAGATAGAAAGAGGATAGGCTATGACATCAGCAGAAAACTATACCCTACATGTTCTAACTGACGATGACAACGGAACCTTTTATTGTGTCTTTGAGGAACAAACTCAGCAGGTTTATGATTTCTTTTACTTTGAAGAAGATGCTGTGAGTTGTATATCCTTCCTGAACTCTGGTGGTGCCTTCGATGGTTTCACACCAAACTTTATGCTCAAACAGGTGTTTATTGATGATGTAGATACAGCCTTTACAGGGGTTTTTACCTAACCCTTTGATTTTATTGGGAAACTTTTCCCTTGACAACCGGCTTGTGCTATGTTATATTATATGCTGAATGAATGGGAAAATGTATGAAAATATCTATCAAAGGAAATACTGAAGCCCTGACAAAGAAAGAAATGAGATATCTCCTTGATTTCTTTGCAGGGATTCTTTTAGGAAAACGACTGTCTCCTAATGTGGAACTAAAGGTCTATGTTAGCGACACACTACCTACCAATCTTTGGGGGTTGTGCCTACCTACCGATGATGACAGAAAACTTCCTCGTGAGTTTGAAATCTTTCTATCGTCCACAATATCCCGAAAAAAGTCTATCAAGACTCTTGCCCATGAGATGGTGCATATCAAGCAGTTTGCTCGTGGTGAGTTCAAGGTATATGACAAGGGTAAGTACAAGTGGATGGGTAAGCAACTGTTCATGACAGAACAGCAGTATCGGAAGATGCCTTGGGAAGTTGAAGCCCATCTGTCAGAGAAGTATCTATATGACGCCTACAAGGTTCATATGAAGAACAAAGAAAAGGAAGCACGAAACAAATGATAGATGATGCACCGACCATGCCAACTACTACGGTAGTTGGCGGCACTAAAACTTCACGATACATGAATACTCTAGCCAAACTTGCCGCCGATATTATAAATCCTGTCGGCGGCAATGCTCGTCTGGCGGCATGTGTTGTGTATCGTAATGATATTATCTCGTTTGGTATAAACGAACGAAAGTCTCATCCGTTCCAGGCAAGGTATGGTAAGAATGATGAAGCAGTATTTCTACATGCCGAAACATCTGCCATCAAGAATGCCTTGAAGTATATCACGGCTCAAGAGCTTGAGAAGTCAAGTCTCTATATATGCCGAATCAAGTTCAAGGACTGCCATAAAAAGAATGTTGTGTTTGGGCTGGCCAAGCCTTGCTGTGGGTGTTTTCGTTGTATCAATACCTTCAACATCCGTGAAGTATATTATACCACAAACGAACAGGGTGTTGAAAAGTTGTAGAAGGGCTTGACATAAAATAGACTATATACTATCATGTGTTATAGGTACAAACGCATTTACGCAAAGGATTCTTGTATGAAAAAGATTTTACTTACTGGACTGGTATTGTTCTCCATGACAGCATCAGCATTTGCTCATGATCGGCACTATCGTGAGCACCACCATCATCGTGGATACCGTGGTGCAGAGATTGGTATCGGTATTGGTGCAGCAGCGGCTATTATTGGCTTAGGTATTGCTGCTGAAGCATCTCGTCACCGGTCTCGTCGTGAGAACTGCTACTATGACCATGTGTATTATCGTGATCGGTTTGGTGGTTTATATACTGACCGGGTTCTTGTGTGCAACTAAAAAGGAGATAAATCTATGGCAGATACAATCGTAGAATGGATTGTTGAGGAAGTAAAGAGAAACGGAACCACAAACACCATCAAGTTCAAGTCATACGATGAGGCTCTTGATCTTTACAATCATATGAAAACAGAAAACACCAATAGCAATATTACCATTCAAAAGTCAGAAAAGAAGCTTCTTGTAGGATAAGAAACAGATATGAAAAATGTTATTATGACAGCCCTGATCTTGACAGGCACGGCAACCTTTGCTACACAGGCTCAGGCTCAGTCTGGTATGGCTTCATACTACTGGCAACCCCAGACAGTTGCGTGTGGTGGTCGATTCAACCCAAAGGCATTGACCGCAGCACACAAGACACTCCCGTGTGGCACAAAGGTTCGGGTAACAAACAAGAGAAACGGAAAGTCGGTTGTTGTTACAATCAATGATCGTGGTCCGTTTGTGAAAGGTCGTATTATTGATCTTTCACTTGCAGCAGCAAGGCAGATTGGTATGACTGGTTCTGGAGTTGTACCTGTAACTGTTGGTGGAAATTAGGGCTTGACTTCCGAATCATCATGTGCTATATTACTTACATAATGATTGATGGAGATTTGACGTGGCAAAGAACTACACAAAGACTCTGAAACTCAAGTTCCATTCGGATGCTGGTCACGGTTGGCTTGCTGTCAAGCGTGAGCTTATCAAGGACCTTGGTATTGCCGATAAGATTACATCATACTCTTATGAGCGTGGTCAGTCGGTCTATCTTGAAGAAGATGCTGATGCATCGCTGTTCCTTGAGACTGCAAAGGCCAAGGGCCTACAGTTTGTGATTGAGAACTGCAAGCCACAGAACTATTCAAAGATTCGCAACTATCCTTCCTATCGTAATGCAGCCTGATTTAGATAAACTCAAAGAGAGATACACAACCTATGACCGAAGCAGAAGAACTCGAAATGGATGAACGGGCAATGACCATCAACAAGATTGCTGATGATATTGTCAAGTGTATGGTCAAGCGAATCCAGGATCATGGTGATGATGACCCACAGAAGATTGACATGATTGCAGCAAGTCTGATGCTTGTCATTCATGACTTTGATAAGTTGTGTAACGATAACTTCAGTAAGATCATAGCCACCCTGCTTGAGTATGATCAGGATGAAAAGAAAAAGAAGTTGAACTAAGCCATGAGCGATACAGTCAAGGTATACAAGGTCTGTCTTCCCGCAATCTATGCTTGGCCTAACAGGACAATCATACTGAAGGTGGCCTATACAAAAGAAGATGCCGAGGAATATATAAGGACTTACCCACATCCGTTTCTAAAACTCTGGTTGACAATAGAGACGGATGTGGTTAGAGTGAATGAAACTGATTAGAGGATTTGAATATCATGAATATCGTCAAGAAGATTCTGCTCGCAGCAACAACAGCATCGGTCATGTCATCAGCAGTGCTTGCTGCTAATGATGGGGGTCGATTCTATGATAACTCTGTTGGTATCTGGAGTGTTGTTGGTCTATATGCAAACTCGGAAAATGGAACTAACCCAGCCTGTGTTGCGTCTACGAGTTGGCAGGACGGATCATACTTCAACCTGATCCAGGATTTGGCTGATGGTGAACTTCTTATTGAGTTTACCAACAATGACTGGAATGTTACTGGTCCATACGGTGAAGGTCTGCTTGACATGACCATGAACTTCTATGGCAACAATCGGGTTGATTCTCGTCAGGTCAAGTTCAAGATGATTGACAAGAACACCATCATGATTCATGGGATCGATCATAACACCTTCCTTCCTTTGTTCATGAACTACTCAAAGGTTGTCATGATCATGCCGGGTGATGTTCAAAACTCGGAACTTACCTTGAAGGACTCGACTCGGGCCATGAATCTTCTGACGCAGTGCCTGAAGCAGTCTGAAAAGGAAAATCTGTCTGCACCTGCCAACAATACTGGTGGTGGTATGCAGCAGGGCATCTAAAGAATATTCCTCAATAGCTCAATGGTAGAGCATCGGACTGTTAATCCGTGTGTTCCTGGTTCGAGTCCAGGTTGGGGAGCCATCTCACTTAATAACAAATAGGTAATATACTATGAGAGTTTCTTTAGTAAATGGCAGTCTGGTTATTACTACAGATAGTGTAGATTCTGATCATTACTATAAAGCGGTCTATGACCCCATTAAGGGATCAGCATCATCAGTTCTGGTAAATGAGCCAACCACATTTAAGGATGTTGTTCTAACAAAGAACCTTCTATCTGATGTAAGGTCTGTCCATAAAAATAAGACTGATATTTTAGATTGGATTATTAGTTTCATCAATGTTGAACTTGAATCACGTAAAATACCAATCCTGAGTAAAGATGAAGAACAGGAAATCTCAAGCTTATTGGAATTGCACTAAGGAAACTGTCATGAAAATTCTTGATGTTCGGTGGTTCAATAAGGTAGGTATCGTAAAGGTGGATGACGAGTATTCTGGTGTTCGATATTATATTCGTCATATCGAAGGTCAAGATGAGGTTCATGACAAGCAGATGATTGCATATTGGGGAAACTCTTTTCCCAAAGATGCTGGTGATGTTCTGTTTAGCTAAATCCTAAATATGGGAGACACACACAAACCCCATATTTAGGATTTCTATTATATGCCTATCAAAACCTTTCAGGAATATATCAGTGAAGCCGCAGTAGAATCATTCCCTGAGCGACTAAAACAAGAGAATCCAAATACCATTAGGTTTGTCCATGCTTTGGCACTCGGGCATCCTGAAAAAGATGCATATGATGCTGCTGAATCACGAAAAGAAATCACAGCACCAAAAAAGCCTGTCCAACACTCCTACAGAAAGATTGCTGATGTTGCTGCTGCGTATCATGATCCTGATAATGAAAAGCCTTTTGATACCAAATCTATTCAAAGACTGATCCACGGGCACTTGAAGGTTCCTCAAAGAACAGTCCAACAGCGTGATTCTAACTATGAGGCCAAGATAGAAGCTGCTGGTGGAATAGACAAGATCATGAAACAGCGAAAGCAAGGTATGAATGACAGACAAATCTTTCCAGGTCATGGTAGGCGTGTTGTCAGTCGTCTTCGGTCTTACATCGAAACAAAATATAAAGACCATCCAAGCTATGCCTCAAGGGTCAAGCCCAAACAAGAAAAAGCAAGCACCTCTATGGTGGATGATATAATGACAAGAAAAGCCAGGGGTGAATCATACGGAGATATTGCAAATCATTATGGCATCACTCGTAGTCGAGTTGCAGGGCTAATTCATAGAAATAAAAATGCTTGACAAAGCTTCCAGGGTATTGTATAGTTAGTTTGTAAATGAGATTTCACGCAGGGTTGGTATATTGATAGTGCCTCGGCCTTCCAAGCCGATGATGTGGGTTTGATTCCCATACCCTGCTCCAATATAACAAAACATAGGATGTATGATACTATGCGAAAACTTGCTTCTATCCGTAAAGTTTCCAAGATCGAACCAATCGAAAAAGCAGACTCACTTGAACTGGCTCATGTTGATGGCTGGCAGTGTGTTGTGGGTAAAGGACAGTTTAAGGAAGGGGATGAAGCAATCTATTTTGAGATTGACTCTTTCTTGCCCGTTCTTCCTGAATTTGAGTTTCTACGAAAGAATTGTTTTCGCTCAACCAAGCATCTTGGTGAGGGATTTCGAATCAAGACCATGAAACTTCGTGGTGTGATTTCTCAGGGACTTTTGATGCCGTTGACAGGTAAGCTTGGCGAACAAGTCATGCTCTGGGATACTGTCATGCGTCTTGTTGAGGATATGGAAGGAAACTCAGATAATGTGAAGTCATTGGATGATTTTCTTGGTATTAAGAAATGGGAAGTACCTGTTTCTCCTTCCTTGGCTGGTCAGATCAAGGGCAACTTTCCTTCCTTTATTCGTAAGACGGATCAGGAACGAATTCAAAATTGCTATGACAGTATGGCTAAAAAATATAAGGATGAGGTATTTTCTGCATCAGTAAAACTTGACGGCTCATCCATGACTGTCTATTATAACAATGGTGAGTTTGGTGTGTGCTCTCGAAACCTTGATATCAAGGAATCGGAAGACAACACCTTCTGGAAGGTCGCCAACAAAACCAACCTAAAAGAAGCATTACCAAAACTTGGACGAAATATTGCAATTCAAGGTGAGCTAATGGGTCCTGGTATTCAGGGCAACCGTGAAAAGCTTTCAGATCATGAATTGTTTGTGTTTGATGTTTGGGATGTAGATAAACAAGAATATTGTTCTGTCGATAACAAGCAAGAGGTCTTGTCTGCTCTAAAACAGCATGGTGCTGTTTTGTCAGAAGTGCCAATTGCAGCTTCTTGGTGCTTCCCATTCCAGGATGATCTTACTATGGAAGAACTGCTGAAGATTTCTGACGAAACAAAGTCCTTGACAAATCCAGTGGCAGAGGGTATAGTCTATCGTAGTGTCAAAGACCCTAATGTTTCATTCAAGGTTATCAGCAATAAGTTTCTTTTGAAAGAAGAATAATATAACACATTCTCGGGAATCGTCTAACGGTAGGACAAGAGATTTTGGTTCTCTTTATGTTGGTTCGAATCCAGCTTCCCGATCCATTATTACCTAATAAAAGGATGATTATAAGATGAAGGTTTATATAGGACCGTACAGAAACTGGTGGGGACCATATCAACTTGCCAACCTACTCCAAAAGGTAGGTGTGAGCGATGATCATTGTGATAAGATCGGTGAATGGCTTTCTGATACCTGGGTTGATAATCTTTGCCAGTGGATTGATTACAAGAAAAAGCGTAAGATCAAGGTAAGAATCGATTCTTATGATACATGGAATGCCGATAGCACACTCTCTATTATTATTGCACCTATGCTTCGGCAACTCAAAGAACATAAGTGTGGTGCTCCCTTTGTTGATGATGAGGATGTACCAACAGAACTAACCTCAACTTCTGCACCACCACTCACACAAGATCAGCTTGATGTAGGAGAAGTGGATTCAAATCATTTCAAACGATGGGATTATATCCTTGATGAAATGATCTGGGCTTTTGAACAGGATGAAAAATTTATTGTTTATGGTATTGACCCAGAAGAAAAGTTTGACTATGATTTTAGTGAAGATAGTGAGTTCAGCAAGTATCATAAGCGAAAACAGAACGGCTTTAGACTCTTTGGTAAATATTATTCAGGGTTATGGACATGAAACAAATCAAAAAGAAAATAAAGGACTGGTTGGCACTACGGTTTATTATTGCTGCTCGTCGTCTTACCTCATGGGGTCTTGTCGATGATCTTCTGGTTGAAGCAGAAAAACTTTTACGATCTTATATGAAAGGTGACTATTGATATGATCACAATCAAAGACTTTCTTGGAGCGACACAATACAAGATCGCAGAAAGTAGCAGATTTCTTTGGGACTGCTATGGTAGGAATGCTCGGATTTTATCAAGTGAAGAGTTTAAGATATATTCAGCACAGGTTATCTTTGACACAGAAACCCAGACAGTATATGAAGCCACAGTCTGTGATTACAAGAATGACCGAGCCTATCGTATGATTCATCCAGACTACAAGGAAGCCTATGTGAAAGAGGGTGAAGAACGTGGTGTGGATTACAATCAAGCCTGGGATGATGTAGAGTATATTGACCTGGAAACAGTTGATGATTTCTTGGAGAAGCTTGAGGCTATTGTCAATGAAGAGAACTACGATGATCGTGTGGTAGTGCCTATTGACATTGACAGTGATGTGCTGTATGATCTGATGTTAGCCGCCCATAAGAAAGACATTACTCTAAATCAATATATTACGGGGATTCTGGCAGACAGAGCCCTTGACATCTTGGGTGAGAAGTAGTACTATGTACTGGTAAAAAGGGAAGCATAGCTCAATGGTTAGAGCTATCGGCTCATAACCGATTGGTTCCAGGTTCGAGTCCTGGTGCTTCCACCACTACTTACAAAAGGAACAACCACTATGAACTATGATATGATTGAACGATTTCTTATTGTTATGTTTGCAATGTTTGGTGCTTTCGTGGCTTTTGCTGCTATAGGTGGGACTATTGCCCTATGTGTCCACATCTATGATCAATTTAATCCAGAATATTCTAAAAAGGTAGAAGAAGAAAAGCACTATATTGCCAAGTGTAAAAGTGTTAATGGTGTTTATCTCATTACAAACGACATAAAGTATTGCTATAAAGACGGTAAAGTTATTGAGATTGAATAAGGGTACAACGCTTATGGAAGATTATGATTTCGAGAAAAAAATTGTTGATGCTACTGCGATAGCTATTGTTTGTAGTTTGTGGCTTGTTTTGATTTATGGTTTTATTGTTGCTTCTATTGAAATTCGCAATATGTTTGATCCAACATACGCTAAAAAAGTAGAACAAGAGTCTCTGTATATTGCAAAGTGTAAAAGTGTAAGTGGTATTCATGCCATCACAAGCGACACAAAGTATTGTTACAAAGACGGCAAGGTTGTTGAGATTGAATAAGGAACAACACAACATGACACGCTATCTACTTTCTGGTTTGGCTTTGCTACTGGCTTCTACATCAGCACAGGCACAAGGGCTATCTCGGTATGGTATGGATGATTACTATGGTCAGCATTCCCAGAAACCTCAATGGGAATACGATCTGGTTGTTCCTGACAATCCTGTTGCACCTCGTGAGTTCAAGGGAAATGTTCGTCCTGAAATCTTTCCTGTAGAACCTGATATCGTTTATCTTCCTAACAACGAAAAGCCTGGGACTATTATCATTAGCAATCGTGACTTTAGGTTGTTTCTTATTCTAAGTGAAGAAGAAGCCTATGCGTATCCTATCTCGATTGGTCGTGAAGGTTTCTCATGGACTGGTGTTGAACGAGTCAGTCGTATTCAGGACTGGCCTGATTGGACTCCACCCAAGGAAATGCTACAGCGTCGCCCTGATCTACCTACGTTCATGGCTGGTGGTCTAAAGAATCCTCTGGGAGCAAAAGCTATATATCTTGGGAACACCCTGTATCGTATTCACGGCACTAATGATCCAAAGAGTATTGGGCGGGCTGAGTCATCTGGTTGTATTCGTATGATGAACGAACATGTGGTTCATCTGGCACAGTATGTTGAGATTGGAACAATCGTAAAGGTCTATTGAGTCATGAAAACTAACATTGTAGATCAGTTAGAAGATGTGGAACAACTCTGGAAACAACAAGAAATAGAAAATGAATACAGGGCTGACAAGTTTTGGGACAGCCTTTCACCAGAAGACAAGTTGCTCGCTTTCCATTCTGTGTGTAAGCGAATCTTCAAGGGTGATGTGGAAGAGCGTGGAACATATCGTTATGTGTTGTATGATGTGTTTGGTTTTGGTCCTGATGCCTATATGATAGGAATGGACTGTGGTTATATGGCAATCCATAACATTCTGTTTAGGGGTCTGGATGCTGAAGAACAAGAAAGAAAGGAACTTCATGAGCGACTTTCCAGTGAAAAACAAGAAGCGGGCACTACGGCGACAGCACAAGCAGAACAAAAAGAATAAGGCACTAAAGGTTGCCAAAGAAACATGGCATCTGGCTGTCCCTGAATATGTGATAAAGGATGTGGATCATATGGCATCCTGTTCTTGTTGGGTGTGTGGAAACCCAAGAAAATATTTTAATGAGTTGACACTACAGGAAAAGCGTGCTATATTGTCTGAGAATGATGAATAAATGGTCCCGTAGCTCAGTTGGATAGAGCAAATGCCTTCTAAGCATTAGGTCGCAGGTTCAAATCCTG